CTAAAAAAGCCGTTCCACGGGCTACCAACACGGGAAACGGCTCAAGACCCGACAGAAAGGAGGTCTCAGATGAATTATATCAGCACGCTGGCGCTGGTGGCCTACGACAAGGCTAGTGGATGGTGGAGCAGGCAGAGCGAACGGACGCAAAGCGCTATATGCGCCGCCGTCCTGCTCATACTGTTCATCATCGCTGGGAAAATCGAGGGCACCGCGCCGAGCGGCATGTACTACTAGGAGGGTCATGTCGTTTTTCGGATGGACTGCGGAGCAGAGGGGCGGCGTTTGGTACGCCCGTAAGTTGGTGGACGGCGGCAATTACGGCTCCACTGGTGCGGTATGGGTGCGCAAGGCGATAACGGGTCTCGGTCGCAACGCTACCAAGCGCGATGCCGAGCGTGGAATCATGCGCATGTACCGCGCGGGGGTGCTCAGCTAATGCCGAAGCGCACGAAAAGCTACCGTGTTGATTCTGTGGAACGTGCGCGAGTTGTTAAGCGTGCGCGTAACAAGTCCACCTACTTTTGGCGCGATGCCGAGGACAGGTATATATCCCAGCACCGCACCGATGGGTACGTGCTTATTTCCGAAGGTCTGAAGGGCATGGGCTACTACCGAAGCCCCGAGGCCGTGAGAATGCACGCCTACAGGTGCCTGAAGTTCCCACTAAGCAAATACCCCGAGCACGGCGTACGCAAGTGCGTCGAGTGCGGATGCTATGACGCTCGACCCGGCACGGTGGCTGGCAGGGCTGGTTTCTGCCCCACCTGCTGGACGAAACGCAAGGCACAGGCCATGCGC